GGCAGTACTGGTGCAACTGGTTCCACGGGAGCCACTGGCGCTGTCGGAGCAACTGGAGCAACAGGAGCGACCGGTGCAACTGGATTGACTGGCGCTACAGGACCAACTGGTGATACGGGCTCTACCGGAGCCACTGGTCCAACAGGATTTACTGGCCCTACAGGTAGTACTGGTTCAACTGGAGCAGCATCAACTGTAACGGGACCTACGGGCCCAACAGGAGCCACTGGCGATACAGGTTCTACGGGTTCTACAGGACCGACGGGTGAAACTGGAGCAGCATCTACGGTTACGGGCCCAACCGGCTCAACTGGTGCCACTGGAGCCACTGGTCTAACCGGACCAACCGGACCTACTGGACCAACCGGAGCAACTGGAGCCACTGGTACTGCAGGCTCGGCAACAAACACGGGCGCAACGGGACCTCTTTTTACGTCGTTGAAATATACGTTTAGTACAACGACTAATCCGACTGGAATTAGCAACGGACAAATTCGTTACAACAACGCTACGCAATCAAGCGCAACAGTTATGTACATGAGTACCAAGGACCGTTTTGGTAACGACATTGAGCCTTGGATAATTGCGCAAACTTTTACATTTGTTGCTTTTCAAAGCCAAGTTGACAATGACGATTATCAAATTTGGCAATTAGGTGCAGCAACTTTATTTACTGCTAGTAATTATGCACAATTCAGTATTACTGGCGGCACATTTGGCGGAGCGGCTTTTACAAACGCTCTTAATTTAGGTGTTGCGTTTGATTTACTTGGTGCAACTGGTCCCGCTGGTGCTCCAGGTGCTGCGGGTGCAACTGGTGCTACCGGTGCTGCTGGTGGAACAGGACCAACCGGTGCTACTGGTTTAACTGGACCCACTGGTGCAACCGGTGCAGCATCTAATGTTACTGGCCCGACAGGTAGTACGGGACCCACTGGTTTTACTGGTCCTACAGGTGAGACTGGTGCAGCCTCTACGGTGACAGGTCCGACTGGAGCAACTGGTGCTCAAGGAAACGTTGGTCCAACGGGCGCAACTGGTCCGCAAGGAGAGACAGGACCCCAAGGTGTTACAGGTCCAACAGGCGCAACGGGTTCTACAGGCGCAACTGGTGCTGCATCAACCGTCACGGGACCCACTGGCTCCACAGGCGCAACTGGAGCAGTAGGTGACACAGGTCCAACAGGACCCACGGGTGCAACTGGTTCCACTGGTGCTGCTTCCACAGTAACTGGTCCTACCGGTGCTATGGGCGAAACCGGTCCAACAGGGGCCACTGGTTCAATTGGTGCTACTGGCTCAACGGGACCACAAGGAGTAACAGGTCCAACGGGCGCAACAGGCGCTGCAAGTACAGTTACCGGACCAACTGGCGCAACAGGTGCCATTGGTGAGACTGGTCCTACTGGCCCTACGGGTATTCAAGGCGTTACTGGACCTACTGGATTTACTGGACCTACTGGAATTCAAGGTGTTACAGGCCCCACGGGCGCTACGGGCATTCAAGGTGTAACAGGACCAACTGGAGAAGTTGGACCAACCGGTGCTACGGGTTCTCAAGGTTCCACAGGACCAACAGGTGCAACAGGCGCTACTGGTTCGCAAGGTGTCACGGGACCAACTGGCGCACAGGGTCAATCGTCTTCGTTCTACGATTACAAAATTAACGACACTTCAACTTCCGGCAACCCTGGAAATACTTATATTTCTTATAACAATGCAACGCAAACCTCTGCAACGCAATTGCAAATTTCGCATATTGACAAAGACGGATACGACATTGATATCTTTCTTGCACTTATTAAAACCAATGACATTCTTTATATTCAAGATGCAAACGACTCAAATAATTTTCAAAAGTTTTTAGTAACCTCTAACGCTGTTCCACAAACTGGTTATGTTGAAGTAGCGGTGTCGTTGCTTACAAGCGGTGGAACTGGTACAACTCCAGGATTTGCAAATAATCATTCAGTAATTTTAGTTTTAATTAACGTTGGCGCTACTGGTCCGACGGGTCCTCAGGGTGTTACTGGCCCGACTGGTGCTCAAGGAGCAACTGGCTCTACGGGTCCTACTGGTGCTCAGGGCGTCACTGGACCTACTGGTGCGGATTCAACCGTCACTGGACCTACTGGTGCAACGGGTGCGACAGGAAATATTGGTTCTACAGGACCAACAGGACCAACAGGAGCACAAGGTGACACAGGAGCAACCGGACCGACAGGTTATACAGGACCTATTGGAAACACTGGCCCGACGGGACCAACAGGACTCACCGGACCCACAGGACCAATCGGCGAAACTGGACCTACAGGACATACGGGCGCGCAAGGAGCAACTGGTGCAACTGGTGCAACAGGCCCGCAAGGAAATATTGGACCTACCGGCGCAACTGGTAATACAGGACCTACTGGACTCGTTGGACCGACCGGTGCTACGGGAGAAACGGGACCTGTAGGTAGTACTGGTGCAACTGGTGCGACGGGTGCTACGGGACCGATTGGCGAAACAGGTCCGACTGGTGCGCAGGGTGTTACAGGTCCGACCGGTCCGACTGGTGCTACTGGTGCTGCGTCTACGGTAACTGGCCCAACAGGTTCTACGGGTGCAACTGGCCCTACTGGTGCAGTGGCAGGCGCTCAGTATAATTTTAGTACCAACACTGACACTTCAGTAGACCCTGGTGATGGGCAATTCCGTTGTAATCCTGGTGTAACGCAAATTGCAATTGCTCAAAAAGATACAAATAATCAATTGCAGTTTTCAACTAGCAACACTCCTTTTAATAATATTGTTGGAAGTGTTATTACATTTAAAAGTAAAAATAATGATAATTCAGTTTCTTTCAAAATAACTGGTTACGTCAATAACGCTGACATTCTTGGAGACGGTTGGGCACAACTCAATGTTGACCCAATTTCTATTTTCCCTGGTGACGTTACTTTTAATAACTTTACAAACGGAGAACGAGTTGGAATTACGTTGTCGCTTCTTGGTCCGACGGGTCCGACTGGCATAACTGGCCCTACTGGGTCAACTGGACCAACGGGTGCTACTGGCGCTGCTAGTACTGTTACTGGACCCACGGGACCTACAGGTGCCGCTTCCACTGTAACGGGCCCAACAGGACCGACTGGTGCTGAAGGTGCCGCAGGTGCCACAGGGCCTACTGGTGCTACAGGAACCGCTGGTGTTACTGGCGCTACCGGACCAATTGGAGATACAGGCCCAACTGGAGCACAAGGAACAACAGGACCTACTGGACCTACTGGGCCTACTGGCGATGCTTCTACTGTCACGGGCCCGACTGGCCCCACAGGTGCAACAGGAGCCGCTTCAACAGTCACTGGCCCAACGGGAGCCACAGGTGCTGCTAGCACGGTGACAGGTCCTACAGGCCCTGCGGGTGAAACAGGACCCACCGGCGCTGCGTCTACTGTTACAGGACCTACAGGCGCTCAAGGACAAACAGGACCCACCGGACCACAAGGTACTCCTGGTGAAACTGGACCTACAGGTGCCGCTTCAACAGTGACAGGACCGACCGGCGCTGCTGGAGCAACAGGACCAACCGGTTCTGCAGGAGCAACAGGACCAACTGGCTCTGCTGGCGAAACAGGACCAACCGGACCTGCTGGCGAAACGGGTCCGACTGGACCAACAGGCGCTACAGGTGCGACAGGCGCGACAGGTGCTGCATCTACTGTCACTGGACCGACGGGACCAACTGGTGCCGCTGGTAGTGGTGGTGGTGCTCAAACAATTAATGCACAAACAGGAACAACATACACCGTTGTTAGTTCTGACATTGGTGACCTTGTAACACTTAGTAATACTTCAGCAATTACCGTAACAATCAATACTTCAACCGGTCTTGCTGCAGGCGAACGCGTAGACTTTTTGGCATTAAATACCGGACAGGTAACAATATCTGCATCTAGTGTAACCATAAATGCCACACCAGGACTCAAGTTGCGTACACAATATTCAGCAGCAACCCTACTGTGTTTAGCGACCGACACATACGTATTAATTGGGGATACGGTTTCGTAATGGGAATGTCAACTATTGGCATAGTGCATCAAACAAATAATTTTCATATTTATGCGGGCGGAGATATAAGTGTCTCCAGAAGTGGAAGTTATGCAGTTGTTTTTATTGGTAATACTTCTACAAGAACAACAATGAATGGAACATTTACACCACAAGCAAAAGCAGCGTTTGACGTAGATTGGGCAATGGTTGCAGGAGGAGGTGGAGGAGGAACTACAAGTACCCAAGCAAGCGCAGGAGGAGGCGGAGGAGGCGCCGGAAAAACATCTAAAACCGGTGTACCTGGTGGTGGTTTTGCTAAATTTTCGATGAGCAACCAAGTTTATAGTTATAAAGTAGGTGGTGGTGGTAATGCTCAGACAAGAGGAGATTCATCGGGTATGAATAGTCCATTATTTGTATATGCTGGTGAAGGAGGCGGTGGCGTAGGAACTACTTCTGGAGCCAAAAGTGCCGGAACTGGTGGTGGAGGTGCGCAAACCTCAACTGCTGGTGGTCTTGGAAGTATTGCTGGTTCTGGATATAACGGAGTCGGCTATAGCGGCGGAGCAGCCTCGGGCTCAACCGCTGCGACTCGTGCAGGAGGAGGCGGAGGAGGAGCGGGAGGAGATGGTACAAGCGGAAACGGCTCAACCTCTGCAGGCAATGGTGGTGCTGGCGTATACCCAGGACCGAATGGTACTGAACTAAATCTTTTTGTTTCCGGTGCTACCTCTTGGGGAGGAGGAGGGGGAGGAGGAGGAGGTTCCGCTATTACAGCAAACGGAAGTGGCCAAGACGGTGGAGGAAATGGTGCACTTTATCAAACAACTGTTGCTCAAAACGGTGAAAATGGTAGAGGGGGCGGAGGTGGAGGTGCATCTCAAAACGTCACATACCGTAATGGTGGACTGGGTGGAAGTGGTGGAATATTGCTCTGGTGGAAATTATTTGTTTAATGCTAAAATTTAAATGGGTATTTTTGTCTTTTTTTGTTGGTTATATCTTGGGTGTAGCATCGCCTATTGTTTATGTCATGTGGGATGCATTAAAAATTGTAAGCGGAGGAAATAGAAATGGCAACACTCAACGAACTTTTAGATGAGTACAATTTTCGTAAGTGTCGTGGCCCCGATAACGCTACAACCGACGAACTTATTGAAGCCTTTGTATTCTTTTGCTCTAACTATGCCTTTATCAAGCATCCATCAAGAGGTCGTATTCAGTTAGATTTACGAGACTCGCAAAAAGAAGCAGTACGCTACTGGATTGATAAGCGTTACACCATTGTGTTGAAATCGCGACAGATTGGTTTCTCCACCCTTGCTGCAGCATTTGCTTTTTGGACAACGTTCTTTTGGCCTGACCGTTTTGTAGTTATGCTTTCAAAGACTGAGCGTGAAGCCAGTAAATTGTTATCTAAAACAAAATATATTTACAAATTTTTGCCAGAATTTCTAAAAAGACGTGGACCTGAACTTATTCAGAACAACGTACTCAAGATGGTATTTGACAACGAAAGCCTCATTGAGTCGTTACCAAGTGCTAACGACCCTGCTCGTGGTGAGTCTGTTTACTTAGTCATCATTGACGAAATGGCATTCTTGCCTAACCCTGAAGAAGCGTGGGCGTCCATTGAACCTATTGCCGACGTAGGTGGTCGTGTTATCTGTCTGTCTACCGCGAAGGGTGAAGGCAATATCTTTTACAACCTGTGGATGGGCAGCCAAACAGGGACAAACAGGTTCACCGGCATTTTTTTCCCGTGGTCCTCTAATGCTGAACGAGGTCAAGATTGGTACGATGCGCAGGCAAAAGAGTTACCCGACTGGCAGTTGCATCAAGAATATCCTTCCAATCCAGAAGAAGCCTTCATTCGCTCGGGACGTCCGGTTTTTGACATTGATGCGTTGAATAATCAAACAATTGATAAACCACGCAAGGGATACAATAAGAAACTTACCCTAGACAGCAACTCCTTTATTTTTGAATCATCGGGTGGCCCGTTATCAATATGGGCTTTGCCACAATTTGGCACTGCGTATGCCGTTGGTGCAGACGTTGCAGAAGGATTAGCACGAGGTGACTATTCTAGTGCCCACGTCATTGATGCCAAATCAGGATTGATGGTCGCTCACTGGCACGGGCACGTTGACCCAGATAAATTTGGCGAAGAAGTATTATTTGCTTTAGGTTCTTTCTACAACGATGCTCTTATCGGCGTTGAATCAAACAACCACGGGTTAACAACACTAACAGCCCTGCATAAGAGCAATTATCCTCATCTTTATCGTCAACGGCGACTCAACCAACGAAACGCTGAAGCCTCAGAAGTATTGGGTTGGCGAACCACCAGCCTGTCCAAGCCATTGGCTCTAGACGAACTCAATGCGGCGGTACGTGACGGTCAGTTGCAAATACGTTGCGAATACACCATTGCGGAACTCAAGACATTTGTTCGTGACGACAACGGGTCTACTCATGGCTCACCCCACGACGACCGCGTAATGTCATTAGCCATTGCTAACCAGATGCTTAAGTATGTGTGGTTGCCTGAATACAGAAAGTCCGTTGAGAAGCCGTTTGGCACTATTGATTACTTTGCTTCTAAAATCAGAAGACCCAAACCCGAAAAATTTGTCATCGGACAACATAATGCGTACTAGATTGTTCAATGAAATGGATATAATATAGGAGGATGAACGTGAATTGTGACTGTGGAAACGTCTTAACGACGGAAAATGACCTTAAACGCGGTTATTGTTTTGGTTGTCACGTCAAATCTATCCGATTGGGCTTCAAACATGGCAAAGAAAACTTTCATGGG